GCTTTTTAAAAAAGTTTTTTACTTCTTTGCTGAAGTATAAATTATATCATCTATAATTTATCATTGTTTACTTTAATTCAAATCAAAAATCATCAGTGTAAACATCTAATAATTTCTCATACAATCCTCCACCAATTACTTCGTGTGGATCCAATTTTAAAGCCCATTCCTTTTCTGTACCTGTATAAAAGGTTTTAAAATATTCAAAATCTGATAAAACTGCTGCAATCATATTAATAAATGGCATCAATGTTTTAATATCCATTGATAATGTACCATTATATCTAGACACAGCAGCTTCATCCAATAAATTTCTAACTTCTGTATCTAAGTATTTATAATGCAAAGATTTCATTGATTCATGTATCGCTTTTAAATGATCTTTACCCTGTAAATCTCTTCTACATAACCTAATAACACTTTTAACAGGATCTGGTACGGTTACCCAACCAAATCTTGTCAATAGAATAAATCTAGAGCTAAAATACATAGAGTTATTAAAACTTAGGGGTTTTATCTCAAAGTTTAATATTTCTCCTGCTCTTTTTGAACAATCTCTAATTTGTATATCCAATGGCCATCCTGTTGTATTATCATCTCCACCAAGAATTGTGAATACTGACTTTTCAATTTCGTACAAATAAGCCATTATCATAAGCATCACCAATGTGTTACCAAACCATGTCAATGCATCACCAGATCTACGTTGAAATCCAACAGTAAATCTTACGCCCCATTTTGGAAATGTTAATTTACACAATTCATGAAAGGCTATCCATAAATCAATTGCCCAATCAGCCATATTGAATAGCTTGAAAATTCTGCATTGAGCTTCAAGTAATGTTGCATCCTGACTTTTATCAAATTTGCTTATATCCAACTCAAGTATTTTAAATTTATAATCGCTCATCAAATTGTCTAATACTCCGTCAATCTCCTCCCAAGTCATTCGCGTTGCAAAGACAATATTTGGTTTTAGAAATTGTAAGAATTTTATCAATATAGTTTGAAAAATAGGTGCAAATACACTAGACCAAAATGGATCGCTTGCTGTCACTAATTGACCAGGAGGTACACCATCAATATGACTATTATCAAGTTGAGGTTTATGATCCGATTTCACAATACAGTAATATCTAGAGCCATTAGTATGCTCTATTTCAGTTTTAAGAATTTGTGATTTTTTACTACCTGGTCTGGTATCCCACCAAAGTTCTTTCATTTCAGAACAGTCCGTTGGAATTAACTTGTTTAAAGTCTCAATTTTATCTGGATATCCACACCGCATCACTCCCTCAACTAGTTCACCTGCAAGATTAATATCGTAATTCAACTTTTGTCTAACTACTCCTGCAACTCTTTTTCCCATTGCTACAGCTACATCCTTAGGATGATTAAAAGCTCTATCGTAATGAGGAGTCTCAACTATCGGATGGATAGCTGGTCTTGGTTCTAGAATTGGACGTTGTGCGGATTTTACTAGATCAATCTTACAACCTTCGGGCCATTCAATAGGAAAATCAAGTCTATCACCTATAGCTATATCACGATCTATTCTATGATACAAGGTATCCATAGTTGCCTGTATCTCAACAGGGTCTGGCGCTCTGGGTGGATGAATATTCCACAAATTTACTGGTTTTACTACTTGTCTTATCACAAAAGGTAAGCATCTAGGCATAAATATATCTCCTACCCTATTTACCATAGATCTCCAATCATCAAATCCTTCTCTACCACCAGAGCTATTAAGTTTTATACATCTTTCAGTAACCAAGGTGTGTGCTCCTCCATAATGATTATATGGCAAACATACAAACTCCCTCTCCTCTTCCAGAGGTGGGTCACCAAAAGCTGTTTTTCCTTTTAGCCATTTTGACATTGTATCATTTCTTTTTACTGTATAATAAGAAAATGTTCTTGAGGTTCTTGATGCTGCCACAATATTCTGTGCACGATCATCGTAAATACCTATATCAAATATAGACAATCTAACTAAACATACATCTCTAAAACGTAAACCCTGTGATTCATTAATTGTCATCACACGTGCAGTTTTAAATCGACGTTGTACTTCCGCCTTGGTGTTCTGGGTATAAGTTAAATAAACTGAATACCCAAGTCTTAGACCCTCTATAGAATTAATATTATATAGGTGTAAACTACCAATGGTTTCATTAGCCCATTCATATCCGCGCTTGTATAAAGGCCTCAACAAGTCACAAATAACTTTTGGGTTTTTATAGGCCTTCTTATGATAAACAGGATCTCCAGTCCAAGGATATATTTTATTCACAAGTTTATAATTAGAAATGCGTACAATATACGGTAATTGATTCCTGTCTCCATAAATACGGCATTCTCTAGGTTTAACTATCTGTATCACTATCTCCAAAGCACCACTATGTGCTAACAATCCTTCGTCTATCCAGAGAGTATTAACAGCACTACCACTATATCCATTAACAACAAGTGAATCTATAGTTTTGGCTGTTTCACCTCGTGCCAAAAATTCCTTAGCACCTTCTCTGGTGGGTAAACAAATGAGATCATCGAATTTTGATCTATTACAAATATCAGTGGTTTTGCCACAAGATGGTACTCCTTCTTCTAAAATAACTGGTACATCATGTTCACTATCTAACAACTCTATAGCTGCATCAGCATAATTTGTACCACGCCTATAAGGCAAATCTGCCATTAATAGAAAGTATTGACCTTGAACTCTACCAGAATCTTTATTCTCATCTCTTGTAAAACAAGGCCTCTTACCACGAGCAAAATGTCCATAAACAAACTCTTTACCGTTCCACATAAGGTGAGTTATCGTACCATTCTCGTCACGTTTTACCTTAAAAGCATCACCATTTCCTCTACTTACTCCATGTAGCCATTTGTTTTCATGCGAATCATACATCCTCCATTTCTCATTGCTTAAGTACAATCTAGATATTTCAGATTCATTCAATTCATGCATGTTCGGTTTACAACACAACTCTTCTATAACATCATGTTCCTCACGTAATGATATATAACCACATTCGGCGATTCTTCCTCTCCTGCTAGTATCTATTTGTGGAGATAACTTATTCAATTTATCAATAACTTCTATACGTACAGGAAGCATTCTATTAACCCTTGCTGGTGATCTAGGTAATAGCAATCCAACAGGAGGTCCATAATAAGATGTAAATATCGACCGTCTATTACGTATCTCAGATGGTATCTCTTTGACAGCATGTGTACCCTTCACATACATCGATAAATTACTATCGCAATTTGAATTTCCTAATAATCCCATCTCATCATAAACATTGACAAATCCACCATCAATCAGTTTATTCAAAAGTTTAGCTGACATCTTTCCATCAATTCTATCTGATAGACGCACTTGTGCGTCCTCTGGATCTACAAAGAGAACATCCCATGCACATCTATTGCTATGTGCAAGGTATGGATCTATC